TAAAAAGAAGATGTAGTAAAATATCCCGTATTTAAAAAGTTAGAAGAAGTTACAAACATTCTATTTGGGTATTTATCTCTAACATGGATTCTAAAAATAGCCTCTTCATTTATATTATATTCTTCTTTATTTCTATATAAAGAAACATTTAATTCTCCTGAAATTTTTCCACTACTAGTATATGCATTTGCAAAAGATGAATCATCCCATTTAAAAGTTAATTTAGGAGGAAATATAGTATGAGTATCCACTGAAAAATAACTTAATGTTCCTTTACTACTTGAAGTAGAAATTTCAATATTATCGGCATATTTTATTAAAAAACCATTATTTTCAATTGAATTATTTGCATGCTTATTTACTATTGATGTAACATTTAAATTTAAATCTAATATTTCTGCATTATTAAATGTTTGAGAACTACTAAAGGCACTACCCGTGTACCAAACTCCTCCTCCCGCTCCTATTACTGTTGTAGCTATTGAACCTGTTGTACCACTTGCAAAACTTGATGTAGACCATTTAGTCCCTGTAGTTGAATTATCTCTAAATACCCATGAACAACCATTAGATGATGAAGGTAAATTTGAAAATCTTCCAGTACCTTCATTCCAAGATTGAGAAATAGCAAATACCTCAATTTGTTGTGATTGAGCTAAATTTTTATGTTCTGTAGAAAATAATTGTAAACTAGCAGAAAATGGTAATCCAGATATTATACTAGAAGAAATAGATTGTATTTCTGAATTTTTAAATTGTAAAAGTATTCTTGATGGATAATATATATTTACATTAGATGTACCTTTTTCTTGTACTAATTCTAAAATTTCATCATTACCAGTATTTAAAGTATTCCTATCCGGATGACTATATAAAGTAGAATCTTTTTCGGGAAATATAGAGTAATAAGCCATTTTATGTTATAATTTGTCCTTTAATATCTGTATTGGGGTATTTTACTTCAAAAATACATGGATCTAAAGATGGATAAATTATATCATCTATAGTTGCAGATTGAAGATCATATTTATATTTTGAATAACCTAAAGATTCACCTGATTTATTATTATAAATTACTTCTTGAATTGATTGAATACCTCTAACGCCTAATATAGTATTAATAACTTCCGATTTAATAATAGGTTGGCCTATTTGCCACTTGTTAATATTAAAGAAATCTTGTAATGATTGAATGCACTCCAATAATATTTCTTGATTATTAAATCCAGGTGATACTCTTATTTTAAAATCAATACTTATATTAACTACAAAAGCATCCTTAATATTTATAGAATCTGTTAACATTCTAAATTGTTCTAAATAAGAAGCTAAATTATTTTTTGTAGCCGTAGAAAGTTCTATTAAATTTTTATTTATATCAAACCCTAAAGTATATAAATTTAAAGCAAATGGATTTGCAATTCTTGCATTATCCTCAGTGGTTAAAGGATTTAATTGATCATCCTGTTCTATATATGCTTTTGCTACATTACCAAATCTTGAAGGCATTGATAATGTTCTTAAAAGATAATCATCTTTTGTTACAGTTCTTTTTTGTGCAGAAAAATTAGCCATTGCATTAAATCTAATTTCTTCTACACTTTCTGCATCCCCCCCACCTGTTGCTGGTTGGGGGTTATTAGAAGCTATACTTGATATTATAAAACTTCTTATATTTGCATTTAAATTAGGCTTAGTAGTAGTAAATATAGTTTCAGGTCTTGTTATTGTATTAGATGCTACATTAGCATTAAAACCACCACCTACTAAATAAGTAACTGTTAATATAGTATTTGAAGGAATTTTACCATATGTACCCGTAAAAAGAAAATTAGAAGGATCATATGCTCTATCCAATTCACTTCTCCCATCACTAATTCCTATACCCACATTATCAGGATTTGGTATTATAGTTTCATCATCAACACCTAATGTACCAGCACCAAATTGGATTTCCAAATTAGTATTAGAAGTAAATCTTGATATAAATCTTCTTGGTACTTTTTTTAATCTTACTAAATAGGGAGTAGATTGTTTGTCTTTATATAAAACGGGATCATTAGCTAATATATTAACTTGTTCTTCAAATATAGTATCTTGTGCTAAATAATCTACTTCAGAATAAATATTACCCTGATCATCCTCAATTTTTTCAATATTAATAATATTATTATCAGTTAGGTTCAATTTTAGAAATTTTTCGGGACTTCCTATTGTAAATGTAGTGGTTTTTCTTACCGCAGATATAGTTTTTACTGTTTTTTTTAATAAATAATATAGGGGATTCCCATTACTATCTATTTGATATACACTAATATCAGTAGGACTAGCTGAACCTGAAATTCCAAAATCAATTAATTGTTCTGTAATAAAATTAATACCTCCCTGAGTAGAACTAAAAGAGGAACCTTCATCCATAGTTAGTGTATAATTGTAATCAGGGCTATAGTTATTACTTGAATCCCTAGCTGGTATTAATTGAAATACTTCTAAGTTTGTACTAGCCGCTTTAGTTACTTTAGGTCTGTATCCTAAAGAATATGCTAAATTAAATAAATTTCGTTTTTCTTGAGCTAATAGTAAAAATGTTTCCTGTAATTGAGTATCAGTATAATATGATAAAATATCACCCACATATGCTGCCATTTCTAAAAACATCATACCCGGGGAACCATCCGAAAAATCATTAAAGGTTTGTGGGTAGTATGTTTGGGCATACTCAATTAATTGATTTTTTAAAGTATTAAAATCCTTATTAAGATATTTTATATCTCTTTGTGATGCGTTACTTGTATTAGAATATGCCATTAGTAATTATTTTCTTTTGTTTCATAAGGAGCTGGACCTCCTTCACTTATTTCTCCTATACCAATTTGTATAGCATCATTACTACCATCTAATCTTGAAATATATTCTATTGTAATTTTAATAGTATTTGTATTAATATCTCTATCTATATTCACATTTGATATAGTAATTCTATTTAATCTTGAATCCCTGGATATTGCTTCCTGGATTTTTATTTTTAGTTCTTCTTTTTGAATGTTTTGTTCAAAAAGTAAACTATTTAAACCTACACCAAAAAAAGGTTTATAAATTCTTTCTCCAGGTTCTGTAAGGACTAAATTAATTAAATTTGATTTAATTTGATCTTTAGTAGTATAATTAGTATTAAATACACCAGGTCCATTGAAAGGTAAAGCTACCCCTACCCCTACTGATGGGGTTAAATCTAATGGATCTATTTGGTTTTGTATTTGTGCCATTTTTATCTACCTTTTTTATTTTCTATAGCTTTCATTAAACCTCTATAATCCCTATTTACAACGTTTGCTACTGAAGTAGGCATTGTTTCTACGGGTATTGGATCAGCTGTATTAAATGGTTGGGATAAATTTACGGGAGAATTAACTGATTGTAAATTAGTATCTCCTTGAGCCGTTTCATTTAGTAGGTCATTTAATGTATTATTAGATACAAAACTTTGTTTTTTTAATTTTTTACCCATTATTTTTTCTTTTAAAGAAGACTGAACTCTTTCAGGAATAGGTGTGCGTTGTATAGGTTGTTCTTTAATTGTAGGTTTTAACTCATTGCGTAAATCTTCTTTAAGTGATCTAATTTCACGTTGAAGAGCATAATCAATTTCTTCTCTTACTACTTTTCTAATTAATTTTTCAAAAACACTTGTTTTCATATAAAATGATATTTGTTAATAAATATCAGTATAGGGTTCTTTTCTATACCTTCTAAAGAATTTTGGTGGAACATTACTAATTCCATTAGTAACTCCAAATGGTAATTCTTTATCAGCTAAATTAACATCGCCCTCACTGTTTAAATAGGTTTCTAAATCTGGATATAGGTTAAATAATTCTTCTACATTATTTATACTACCATTTATCTCTTCATACCCTTCTAATAATGGTGATAATAAAGTAATAAATAAATTTTCTAATAATCCTAATAAAGATTGTATTAATTCTATTAAATTTTCAATTTGTTGTATAGCATTAGGTATTATATTTCTTGCTTTATTTACACTTTTATTTATAGTATCAACTATAGAAGGAGCTACTAAAAGTATTTGAATTAATACTTTAACAAATCCTCCTGCTTTACG